CCAAGGGCCTGTAGGAACTCCAGGAGTTCAAGGTGAAAGAGGACCGCAAGGTGGGCAAGGTCCAAAAGGTGGTCAAGGCCCACAAGGACCTATAGGAACTCCTGGAGTTCAAGGCGAAAGAGGTCCGCAAGGAGAACAAGGACCTATTGGACCGCAAGGAAAAACCGGTGACACTGGCACCTTTTCTTCATATTACTGTTGTGTAAAAAAATCAAGTATCCAACTTCTTACAAACTCATTTAAAACAATTTCAAATTGGGATTTTATTGTTACGTCAGGTGATAGTAATCAATCAATTTCAGGATTGTTCGATGTTAAACAAGGAATTTATATATTAAATGGAAATATACATTTAGATATAAACAATGATAAATCGAATTTTAAATTACTTAATTTGACCAACGGTCAAATTTTATTTGAAAATGCTCAGATATCAGATAAAAATAGTGCTGTTTTTTCGTTTAATTTTGTTCAAAATTTTGAACAAGATTGTACTATTGTTATACAAGGTTCAACTTTAGATACCGACGATATTCCCGCCACAATTTCCGATTCTCTTATATCTACTTTTTCTATTGTTAAAATAATGTAAATTTTGCGATAATATATATTATTATTAAAAGTTATAAAACTTAAGTTTTATAACTTATTCAAGTTATTACCAAGAGTCATTTAATAATAATAAAAAAGAAGGAAAAAATTATTTTTCAACTTTCGATGTTATTTGTTATTAACCCATTCTCAGAAATGTATTGTTTGAAATAGCTATTATCAAAATATAAAAATACAAACTATTTTTATGTAAAGATAATTAATAATTTCACAAGATTAATTCTTAAATATTATTACAAATTTAAATTATTTTTGCGCAAAAATAATTTAAATTTGTAATAATATTTAAGAATTAATCCGGTATTGCGCTTTTTTTAATTATTTGTTTAATCTTTAAATGTATTCATGTTTTTTTATCTTCCCATAAACGATTCGCACATGGATTTTGACCAAAAGAGTTAAAATGTGAATAATCTATAGAAATATCTTGACACAACCAACACCATTTAACTTCACAAGACGAACAGACGATTTTATTACAACCATCTATTTTAATGGTCGGCGTTTTACAAGTTGGGCAGAATTTTAATTTTCCGGTTTCTTTCATGATAGCTAAATATTTACCGTTCTCTGTCTTATTTTCTAAAATCTCGTTTTCTAAACAAGACATGTTTTTATGATAAGGAGAAACTTTACATTTATCACACCAATTTTCTCTACAGACGCCGCACATTATCATATCACACCCCTTAAAATTATTTTTATCAATAATATTCAAACAATTATTTTTTATACATACTTGTAAATTATTGAACAAATATAACTGTTTAACAATAATAGATTTGGTAAAAATCCTAAAATATTCCCTTGAAATATTAAATTCTAATATATTTACATTTTTACAACATTTGTTTTTTAATAGCGAATGATACGTCCCAGGACATTTAAATGTGAAATCAAAAACAAATTTTTTATAGTTATTAATAATTTTTGAAAATATAGATTCTATATATATCTCACCGCACTCGTTACATAGTTTATGAGTCTGTCGCCTTGTTTTATGTAAAAAAAACCCGTTATTATTCTCTACCATATCATCGCATATTATACAAGCATGACCGGTTTTTTTATGTAATTTTGACATTCTTACAATTTTAATATTTTTCTAATATTGTTTTAATAAAATTATTATTTAAATTTAAATAATAGTGAAAAAATAAAAAAATGAATTTTTATTTTTAATTTAAAAAATAATATCAGGTAATATAAAATGAATACACAATTAACTTCGGCCAATGGCTATGATATTTCAAGAATGATTTTTTCCGAACCACAGGTTGGGAGCATCCCCGACTCAAAACCGGCAATTTCATTCAGAAGAATAAACATTTCAACAATTAACGATAATGGAACTGTCGGTGAACTGATTTTTCCAACTGAGAATCTCTACTCGTTCGGAGTATCTGAAAACACTTCTCTCGATACTGGGAAAATTAACGGATACGTTATGCCTCTATGTTTATGGGGTCGCGATAACCCGACTCCAAACGAAAGGGCGTGGACTGATACATTCGATAGAATCGTTGAGAGATGCAAAGATCATCTTATTGAACATAAAGATGAGATTGAACAATACGATCTCGAGCGTGTTCTGTTGAAAAAACTAAATCCTCTATACTGGAAAAAAGATAAGGGAAAGGTAGTAGAAGGAACCGGGCCCACTCTATACGCTAAACTACTAATATCTAAAAAACAAGATAAAATTATATCAATGTTTTACAACACAGAAGGAGCTCCTATCAATCCTCTAGAACTCCTAGGAAAACATTGCAATGCGCGCGCCGCTATTAAAATCGAATCTATTTTCATCGGAACTAAAATCTCCCTACAGGTTAAGCTTTACGAATGCGAAGTTACACCGAAAGAATCTGGGATGAGAAGACTTCTTACAAGACCAACAGCGAATCCTCGGGTTTTAAATCAAGTCTCAACAAATTCAAATCCTTTAGCAAGTGCTCTTGGAAAAGATGACAGTGATAGCGACAGCGATGGGAGTTTAGAATCGGAAGACGATGAAATCGAAAGTAAGCCAACTGTTGTTTCCGTAACAACAGCGGTAGCTGAAACAAAAATCGCCGATGATTCAAAACCACCCGCTAAAACCGTAAAAACTGTAAAAAAAGTAGTTAAGGCTACAAATTAAAAAAAATGTATATATATTAAAATTGTAAAATAAAAACTGTATATTAAATTGTATATATTAATACGAATATTCGTATTAATATACTTTGTGGTTAGGATGGGTAGAAATAGGTAATTTTCAATAAAAAAATGATTTCAAGAGAATTTATTCATGTATAAATTTATACAAGTTATTATATCAGGAAATAATATGGCTATTATCAACTCTATATTTTTGAAGATGCCTCGTGATTTACAATTGGAAGTTTTAAAATTCTTAAGAATTCCTGTAAATATTTTAATCGCGTCGACCGATTTTGAATATTATAAAGATTATGAAGATGAAGCGTCAGCATTTCATATTTACTCTATCAGGCAAAATGTTGCTGATATGTTTTTTAAAAATACCGGAAAAAGTTTTGAATCTGTAAAAACGAGATCGTTTAATGAAATGGGTTGTTATCACTATTATAACGAATACGTTTCCGATCTCAATCCAGTAAAGTTAAATATGAAAGAAATTTACGCTTCTAATTTTTCAGATAGTTGTGCTTTACACGAACGCGCTACTTATTCGTGTATTAAAAATCAAGAGTATGATTTCGCGATTCTGTTAATTAACGTGAGTTTTTCGGTTTATTATCCAGAGGATGATGAAAGCGAAGACGAAAATGACGCCGTCTTTAAAGATACGGAAATTTATAACGAACATTACGATAATACCGAATTATGTTATGAGTTAAAAAAGTTTTTAAATAAAAAAGTCGTTGTGATCGCTTACGATAAATACCAACCAGCTATTGGAAAATATAAACCATCAGAACATTTAAAAATAAGTTATTCCGAATATTATTCTGCTCATAGTTGGAATAGAACAAAAGAATTTTATGCCCACCACGGGTACGATTTATTGTTCCCTTATCAATTACTTGAGTTATTGAATTAAAAAATCTAATAAACATAAAAAATAAAAAATACTAAAACCAAAATAAAAATATTTTTAAACAACTCAAACGCGTTTGAGTTGTTTAAAAATATATTAAAAAATTCATATATAAACAAATAAATATTTATTTATTATATATAATAAAAAAAATGGAACAAACAGCTAAAAAAATTATTATAATTAATATTATAACGTTAATTACAACGGTATTTATAGTATTATTTATAAGTTATAAAGTGTTTAAGTATATTAATTCTGCAAATTTAGAATCTTTATCGCTGCCTACTACTTATCAGCCTTCTACTTCATCGCATAGCACCAAACCACATTATGTATCTGTAAATATTATGGGTGGATTAGGAAATCAGCTATTTCAAATAGCTACAGCGTATGCCTATAGCAGAAAAGAAAATTATGACTTATTAATTTTTAACAAAACAGAAAACGGGGATAGACCTGTTTATTGGGATAGTTTATTACATCGTATCGTACCTTATTTGACAGATAGTTTAAATAATTTTAAAGTTTGGAATGAAACAGCTGCGTGTTTATATACTGAAATAGAAAATACACTAGAGTGTGAAGACGGTATTTATTTAGCTGGCTATTTTCAATCATCTAAATATTTTTATAACGATGAAATTAAACACGAAATAAAATCATTATTTGTTCCAAAAGATACATTAATTGAATTTATCCGAACAAAATATCAATATTTAATTTCTAATGTTGATAGAGTCGTAGTAGTTCATTGTAGAAGAACAGATTATGTACTATTAGCAAATATTCATGGACCTTTAACAGGTAATTACTATAAAAAAGCGTTATCTAAAATGATAGAATATGTAGAAAATCCAATTTTTTTACTTTGCGGTGATGATAGTAATTTTTGGACTGAAATAGGAAATGATATTTCTGATATTTTGGCAGCTCACGAATTTTTTATTCTTGAAAATGAAACAGATATTAATACTTTCACTTTACTACAACAGTTTAAAAATTTTATAATGTCAAATTCTACATTTATATGGTGGTGTGTATGGTTATCAGAATATAAAAACGTGATTGCTCCTTCAAAATGGTTTGGAGAAGATGGACCTAAACCGTACGATGATATATACGAAAGTGATTGGGAAAAAATCGATGAATAAATTTAACAATCGTATTTTACCTCACATTTTTCAATATCGGAATAATTATCGTATTGATAACCTATAGAAGGATTTGTAGAAAACCACATATCTTTTTCTTGTAATTGGAACCACAGAACATCAATACGATTGTTATCTTTTATACCATTTTTAAGCATATCAGCTAAAGATTCTGCAAAAATTTGCAAAACTTCTAAAATATAATGTTTTTTGATTATATATCCAGACGCGGTAAGAGAGCTCTTAACTCTAACAATTCTTAAATTGTTAGTATAGAGAACAAAAAGACTCTGTTTTGTATTATAAGAAAGCAAACCTACATCAAAATTATAATAATCAAATAATTCATTAATGAATTCTTTATTTTCCCTAAAAGTGTTAAAACGAAATGTAAAATCATCTTCCATAATAAGAATGTTATTCCAATTTTCATTGTTTAAAGCAAAAGTAAGAGCTTTAATATGACTGAGAGCGCAACCAATAGCTCCTTCTTTATATTTAACAGCATCAATACGGTGAATTTTTTCTTGAACAGTGCATATTTTGCTGATTTCATTTAAAACGTGTTCTTTTCTATCAGGTCTATGTTCAAGATTTATATATAATATAGCATCTATACGATCTATATCTCTATGATTTATTTCCATTTAATATATTTTATATATATTAAATGATTTGCTTTATATCGATTTTAAAAATCACATTCTAAAGTAAAAACTTTCTCATCTTCTGATACACCTACTCCAGCCTTAGAATATTCACCCACTCGTTTTTCAAAGAAATTAGTTTTTCCTTGTAGAGAAATCATTTCCATCCAATCGAACGGATTTTGAGATAAATAATGCTTCTCATATCCCAACGATTCGATTAATCGATCGCTACAGAATTCAATATATTGACACATTACCGTGGAATTCATACCGATTAATTCTACTGGAAGACTGCTACAAACAAACTCTTTTTCAATATCTACAGCTTCTGTAATAATTTCTAGAACGCGTTCACGTGATACTTTATTAACCAATTTAGAATAAATTAAACATGCAAATTCACAATGTAGTCCTTCATCTCTACTAATCAATTCGTTAGAAAAAGAAAGTCCGGGCATTAAACCTCGTTTTTTCAACCAAAAAATAGAGCAAAAAGAACCGGAGAAAAAAATTCCTTCAACAATAGCAAAAGCGATTAATCTCTCAGCAAAATTTGCATAATTCGAGTTGCACCATTTCAAAGCCCAATCAGCTTTTTTCTTCACACAATCAATCGTTTCTATCGCTCTAAACATTCTATCTTTTTCAACATTATCTCGTATATAGGTATTAATCAAAAGAGAATAAACCTCCGAATGAATATTTTCTATAGCAATTTGGAAACCGTAAAAACATCTCGCTTCTGGAATTTGTATTTCACTACTAAAATTTTGAGCTAGATTCTCATTAACTATACCATCACTTGCTGCAAAAAAAGATAAAACCGTAGAAATAAATAATCGCTCCGAATCGTTTAATTTATTATTCCAATCGGTCAAATCACTATTTAAATCAATTTCCTCGGCTGTCCAAAAACTTGATTCAGCTTTTTTATACATATTCCAAACATCGTCGTATTTAATTGGAAAAATCACGAATCGGCTGTTATTCGGTGTTAGTAGTGGCTCAGGTAATAAATTGTTTTCAATTTTAGTCTCTATTTTATTTTCAATTTCTTTTGATACTAAAGGAGCTGGGGTCAATTTATTAGTATTTTTATTAGTATTTTTATTAACTTTTTTATTATTTCTTTTCGGCATTTATACTTTTATTTCTAACAATATTTTTTTAGATTGAAAAAATAAATTCAGTTTTAAAAAATCGGATTAAAAATTGATTTTATAGTGTGAAATTTTATTCAAAAAATATACAGTTCGATTATAAAATGAGACTAACATCTGAGCAGATTTTTAACACGATTATGAAACGCACATGGAAAAAGATAATATTAAAACCTGAAATGGTTCTTGAAGACCCGTATTTATACGGTCAGATATGGAGACGTGAAGACAGGGAGCTTTTAGACGACGCTTATAAATTTATATACGGGCAATGTATGAAAATTAGCAATTATCATACATTAACTACAAATACCCCATTTCGTGGAGAATTTACCGAAAAAACACTTCCGATTGTCAAAATTTTTTTACGTTTGTGGTGTACGCATTTCAAAGAAAAAATTGTGAAAATGTTGGGTTTTTATGATTTGGATTATCCAGTTGAAAATTAAGTAATTCTAAAAATATAAAAATAAAATAATCAAAAAAAATAAAAATGGGATTTCCCATTTTTATTTTACATACAACATTTATAAATTGATAGCTTCTTCAAAAGTTATATATTTTCTATCATGTGGGTCATCTGTATGACCACCATTTTTACCGGAACCGTATCTTGGTCTTTTATATATTTTTTCAATATCTCCGAAATTTTTGAAAGATAATTGTTTTTCATTGATTATATCATTCCGTAAAAAGAAACAATTTACTCCTTGATTATCACAATAAATTAAAGAATAGTTATACATTTCCATTAACTTCTTTAAAGATAGTAAAGAAACACCGAAATAATTAGAATACCCATCCCATCCACCATTTCTATCATAGATAACAATTTTATCTTCGTTTGGAAGATGAGTAGCATTGTATTCGCATATGATAATATCACAAAAATAATTTTTCAATATTTCTTTCAAACAATAAAAATCGTTAAAATCTATATCTATAGATAAAACATTAATATTAGCTGGAACATTATATTTTTGAAATAATTCTACTACATTTTCTTTTGTTATAAATTCGCGTCGTAAATTTATATCGATGTTTTCATTACTTCCATCCATTTGAAGACCGTCCCATTTAAATAACTCTCTTAGTATCCGTGTATTACATTCAACCCCATTTTGAACACCGAATTCAACATAGCATTTGGTATAAAATTTATTATACGGTGTAGTATAAATTAAATCAATAAGTTTAATCGTTATTCCATCTTCTCCGTTTTGAGAATAGATTTTGCATTCGAAAGGTTCTAAATCCATTTTAATTATTATTTATAATCAATAATTTTTAAAACTATAATAATTTATTTTAATATCCCGATTCTCAATTCTGTTAAAAATTTTACAATTTGCATTTTATCATTTCCATCAAAAATTATTTTTCCCATTCCTAAATTTATAAATTTTCTAATATTAATATCAGAACTCATTATTTCTTTCTTAATTAATTTTCTAATAACAGAATTTTGTAAAAGTGTTAAATGTTCAACTGACATTTTTTTTATTTTTTTTAATAATTCTTCATTTCCTATAATCTTATGATATACGGCGTCTATTTCTTCTATCGACGGAATTATTTCAAAATTATTTAAAACAAATCTATTAAATAATAGTTTCGTATTATCGTTTATGAAATATTCAATCTTCAAACTTTTAGAAACAAATATATCGTTAAAAAAGTTTTGTACAAAACTTTTTTGCATCCTTGTTTGAGGAGAACCTAATTTTCGCCAATATTCTTTCATGGTCAGTCTCTGATTGTGATATTTTGTTGTGAGTTCTATAGATTCAGCGGGTGTTAATTTGAACATAAAACAAAAAATACAAGCCACTACTAAGCCAGCTCTACCATGCCCTCCTTTACAATGAATATAAATCAAACCTGTTTCAGGACTTTGTAAAAGTTCGCAAATGTGAATAATAAATTTAGAAAACTTAATCGAGTTTGTAGGAACTTTATGATCTTTAATTGGAAATGACAAATCGGTATATTCAGTTTTATAAGGAAAAATATTTTTTTCATTCCAACATGTTAAATTAATAAAATATCTAACACCTAATTCTTCTAATTCATTTACTTCTTCTTGAGAAGGATAACTTCCAAATAATCCTTTGTTATCTATAAAATATGAACATTTATTCATTATTAAAACGTTTGTTAATAAATATATTATTGATTTTTAAACTAACAGAATTAAATTATTTTAAAAATAAAAACCACCATTCGATGCTGAATATATTCATAGAATAGATATTCTTAGCAGGTATAAAAGTAACATTTATAAAGATAGTACTCTTTTTTACAGGATTAAATTAAACTATTTAAAATAATATATTGATATAATAAATGTCATTTTCTGTAAAAAGTTCAAATTTATTCGCAAAAAAAATAAATCGGCAAGCTATGTTTTCAAACGAAGAAGAACAAAAACGAGTTGATGAAGATCTTAATTCAGGTGTTGAAGAAACAAAAACTGAAACACGGCAACGCCCTGTAGTATTACCACCAGTTACAAATGGTATGGCGATTCGAATCAACGATTATTCTATGGAAGACGGGTATTAATTAATTATTAAATTTGATAATTAATTAAATTTGCATATTATACTTTTTATTTATATGACATTTTAAATTCCGTTTGTCTATATCACGGTCTTTACTTGCTATCGCTTTTAAACATGCATTTATCCCTTCATCCAGGTGTCCGGAATAGTATGAGACTATACCCATTAAATACCATCTATAATAATCATAATAGTATTTATTTATAAATAAATTACATTGTGATGGATAATTGATAGAACATGCAGTGTTTAAAAATGAATAAGCCATTTTCCAATTTTCTTTTTCGTAATAATGTTCGCCTATTAAAACTAATGGTTCTGCTCTTTCTAAAAAATCAAATGCTTGTAGATAATATACCATTGTTTCTTCCCATTTACGGTTTAATTTCTGTGTGCATGTTGCAATATTCATCAATGATTCATATTTTTCTTCATAAAAACCAACCATATCTAATCGCAGTAAATAATATTTCATAGCTTCTTCATATCTTTTAATCCATAAACATGTCTGAGCTAAATAAAATACAGTTCGCGAATTTGTTGGATCTCTTTTAAATTCTTCTATTAACATTTCTCTATCTTTTCTAAATCTTTTTTGAGATTTACCGATATCCATCGATCTATCTTGATAGATAACGCATTTTTCTCGAGGGGTTTTAATACGCTCAGTATAATCTTTGGTATCAAGATATTCATGAACTACTCCAACAAATCTAAAATTTACCCGTGATTTAAGGAATTTTGTATTAAAAAAAATTGTTTCATCGTTCGCGCACATGCTTTGACATAGTAAAAGAGCTTTAAATTTTCCATGATTTTCTTCAACGTAATTTTTGAATAAATCGGATTTTTGCAATTCATCATTTGAATCTAATAGTAAATAATAATCTATTTCTGGAAAAGTATCTGCAAAATCTAACAATGCATTTCGAGATGTTGCAAAATTTTCAAATTCTCCAACCAATAAATTTAATTTAATATTATTATTATTTGCAAATTCTGTGACAATTTCAACACTATTATCTGTAGATCCTGTATCATATACAGTGAGAGAATTAGCAAAAGTTTTTACACTTTCTAAAGTTACATGAATCCTTTCGGATTCATTTTTCATCATTATTAAAACTGAAAAATGCATATTATATATTTTAAATATAAAATTTTATTTTTTAAATTATGTATTTAAAATATATAATATAAAAAATTCAACAAGTTTAAAAAATAAATATCATCAATAATATAAATGATTAATAATCGATATTTAGAAATTGATAGTTCTTATAGAGACAGACGTAGTTGGCCCAATCCAGCCGAATTTGAAATCCCTGTTTGGAAAAATACAAACAGTGATAGATTGGCTGCAGCCGATCCAGTATCTAATAGCGCGTCTAAAAAACTTTGGATATCTAACAGATTTGTGCAGAATGCTGTAGTTGAAGATAATGATGGGGTGCCTATTATTACAACACCCATCAGTATAACTATTACTGTTTTGAATATAACCGATAGAAATGGTGCACCAGGCGATCAATTCATCGTTACAGTCTCTGCTCCTCCCGGAGCATTGCAACCTTTCGACGGATATTATAATGGAGTGGTGGGTGTTCGTTCAGGTGTTACTTCTGAAAATAGAAGAGTTTTATCTTATACTTATTTAGGTAAAGATCAAGGGGAGTTTATTTTTTTACCTTCTTTTCCAACTCTTTTACAACCTGGTGATACAATTGTTATCACCGATCCCACCAATTTAAGCGATGATTTATTTCCAACTTTTTTTGTTCCTAATGGTGACAATAACGCAAATGCGTACGTTAATTGTGTTCTTTATAATGATACAAGAGGAGCGTATAGAAACATATTAACATTTGACGCCGTTACAAAAATGTTATCGATTGACACATTTCAAACAACCGAAGTAACAACAAAATCCGGGCCTATAACAGATTGGCTTATCATAGATACGTATTCTATTAGACAAACAGCACCGTTACTTTCAGGAGAATTGGGTTTGGATTTTTACAGTACTCCTTCTTCTGTTTATGGGTATTACGCGTCGAGAAATTCGTTCGCTCTCCCTAAAGATACTGTCGGTGATTTTACCGGTGATTTTATAGAATTGCGTCAAAAATTACCACAGATTTATATAATGGGGACATTAGCAGCAGGTGGAATAAAAACGGTTTATTTTTCGTATTTTCCAGATATGCCTGATTTTTATAAATCATATACAATAAGAATGTCATCTGGTCCTTCGTCAGGTTTAACATCAACAATTACATCTTTCGATCCTGTAACCCGCAAAGCTATTTTAAATCCGGGATTTAGTAGAGGTACAAGCATCGGTGATACATTTTTTTTATATAAAAAAAATGGAGAAGCTAGAAGAATTGTGCGATATGTAAATTATGTCGGAATATCAGTGGGTGGAACTGATACAACCATACTTTTTGATTCGAATGCGTCTGATATAAACGGATATTATAATAATTTATATGTGAGATTTAATTTTAAGAATGGAACTCCTGGATATACGATTCCCGGCGACGCTCTCGCAATTGTAAGTGATTACAAAGTTACAAAAGTTAATGGTATAATAACAACTAGAACTGCTACGCTCGCGCTAAAAAGTGGATTACTTTTACCTTTTGTAGCAGGGGATAAATATGAATTTACATCCGGTGTTATAGAATCTGAAATTCCATATCCGTTTTATATTCAAAGATTCAACATTTTAAGTTTTACAAAAGATAATCTATCTCCTTTTTTAAATATTAGCGGTTCTACAAATATATCTCAACAAGAAAATACTCGGTACGAAATTGAATTAATAAATATAATAGTTCCGAATGAAGTTCTGAGAGTCGGATACGGAACACGTTTAACTTTTTATCCTTACTTATATGTAGAATTAAGTAATTCTAATGCATCTAATCAAGGAAATTATTTTATTTATTCTAATAACCCCAATTCAACAAAAGCTGTATTTCGTGTTCCAATAGATGATTCAGCAACGGCTGTAAATTCTGGTTTTCTAAAACTTGACGGGGATGGGATGGTGCAAAATATCGCTTTCAGATTTAGAGATAATTTAAAATTTTCTTTACGATTACCTTCAGGTGAAATATTAAAAACCGCACCTGATGAAAATTATTCACCTGATTTTCCAAATCCTTTAGCTCAAATTAGCGCTCTTTTTTATATGAAAAAAGCTTAAAATATTAAATATAAATGAGTAATTTTTAAAATTTTACATATTAATAGTTTTCTAAGAAAATAGAAATTTCCTGTAAAATCCTATCGGTATTTTTATTTCGATAAGAAATAAAAATGTACATCCGGATATGAATCATATAATAATTGATCCTATATCAAATGCGAATTTTAAACTTATATGAGTATCAGATAGATTTGTATAATCCGATATTTTATTTTTATATATATAAAAATAAAAATTAAGATAGTAATTATAATAAATGAGCAATATTCAATATTTAGAAATTGATAGTTCGTATAGAGATAGAAATTCTTGGCCAGATCCCGCGGAATTTGAAGTCCCTATATGGCAATCATCTGTTAAAGATAAATATACTGCTGTAGATCCTATATCTAAAGCAGCTTCTAAACTTACATGGGTTTCAGGTAGATTTATACAGTGTGATATTGGCACCAATATCACCGTCACGGTTTTAAGCACAACAATCGCAAATGGTGCGTCAGGTGATCAATTCGTTGTTAATGTATCTGCTCCAGGGGGTAATTTACAACCCGTTGATGGATACTATGTTGGCGCTGTAGGTATTCATACAAAATCATCGGTTGATGAAAATAGACGAATTATAGGGTATTCTTATTTAGGTAACGATAGAGGTAAATTTACTTTTTTAACTCCGTTCCCTTCAATTCTACAACAAGGAGATACAATTGTTATTAACGATCCTACTAATTTAGATGATAAAATATTCCCGATATTTTTTGTTCCAAACGGTGGAAATACAACTACTTATTTAAATTGTATTCTGTATAATATGACAACTTTTCAATATAGAAAAATAGTAAGTTATGACTCTATTACAAGGATACTAACAATTGATACTTTACAAAACAGAGATTCTCCTGTTAATGCTGGACCTATAGATTCTTGGGAACTAACCGATCAATATTCTATCAGAGAATCACCTCCTTTACACACTACTTTAGCAACCTTTAATATATCACCGGAACCAACTATAGGATGGTATTCGACTACAAACGATCTTAATAAATTTTCTTTTATTTTACCATCGACTACACCTCTTACAGATGATTACACTGGTGATTTTTTAGAAGTTTTATCGCAATTTGCACCTTTTTATGATATTTTTGGGAATAAAACAAATCCTGCTGTTTGGAATGGATATGAACCAACAACTGCAATACTATTTTTACAGTACGATCTTCAAAATTATAATTGTCTTATAAAAGGATTTTATGAAGGATATACCATAAGAATGATATCGGGTAATTCGTCGGGATTAATAAACACAATTGGTCCTTTTTCGGCGAATATAGTAAAATTCATTCCAGGTATGTATCGTCATACTGCTTTAGATCAAAACGATATTTTTATTTTATATAAACCAAATGAAACTAGAAAAATAGTAAAATATGTTAGATATAAAGGGGTTTCCAGAGGAGGTACTTTGAACACGGTAATATTCGATGATAACGCATCGAATATAAATGGATATTATACCAATTTACGTGTAAGGTTTATTTCCGGTTTGAATACCGGTGTAGATGTATTGATAAATCAATATATCGTTGAAAAAGTTAATGGAAAAAATGTAAAAATAGCTGTTTTTAATGTACCCGATTTTGCCGACGGCACCATATACCCAGTACCTCCATCTTTTGTTTTCCATCCAGTATCCGAAGGTGATGAATACGAATTCGCTTCAGGGTTTGTAAATCCTCCTTTTTCAACCGAACTTTCTATTCAACCCGTTTTAATTTTACCTTTTTATAAAGATAATTTAAATCCCTTTATTAATATCAGCAACGCAATTATATCTCAAAAAGAAACTATTCGTTATGAAATAGAATTGCTTAATATAATCATACCAAATGAATTATTATTAATAGGTGATTGTTCAAGACTGGTTAATTATTCGTATTTATATCTAGAACTAAGTAATTCGGCGCTTTCTAATCAGGGAAATTATTATATTTATTCAAATAATCCGAATTCTTCAAAAGCCGTTTTTAGACTTCCTATAGATGATGTAGCTCAAACGGCAAATTCATCATTTTTAAAACTTGATGGTGATGGAATGGTTCAAACTATTACATTTAGATATAAAGATAATTTAAAAATGTCTTTGAAATTACAAACCGGGGAAATATTAAGAACGGTTCAACTGGAACATTTTTCACCTCTTGCTCCGAATCGTTTAGCTCAAATTAGCGCTTCATTTGTTTTAAAAAGAATTATATAATAATATATAATATTATATAATTCAAATCATACTATTAATATGATCTAAAAAAATAAGGATCGATTAATTCAGAGACTTCTTGAATAATTCCATTCGATGCAACATGTTCTATATTTTTAATTTTAATTTTATTATTAATAAATACTTCATCATTTTTTACATCTATATCCAATTTTATAAGTAAATTAGCAGTATTGAGTCTTAAACCATCTGAATTTTTTAATAATTCATAATTTATAGTATTATTTACTATACACGATTTTATTATCATAACAGCAACACCGACACTAATATTTTCAATATATTCAACACGTGATGCAATAAATGATGAATTGTTGTCAGGTACAAATAAAGTATATTGTAATTCAGAATTAGGTTCAGCAAATTTTTTTTCTAGTCCCGAAATTTGTAGAATTCTATAAAATTTACTGAATCTTTGTTCATTTTTTAATATTCCTGTAATAGAACGCGGGTCAATAACAAATAAATTTTCTTTTTGTGATGGTCCAAATAAATGAGTAAAATTGTGCGCTAATGTATTTGGAGAAGTTGATACCATTTATTATTACTTACAATAAATTATTTATTTAATTTTGTCGTTTTTAAATTATTTAATCTGTGTAAAAGAGTTTGGTTTTTTGAAACAGTGTGTTGTAAAATTTCCGTTTTTGGATTTTCCGGTAAAATTTCAATTTTTGGAACTTCAATATCGACTGGTGGTGGCACGATATTATTTTGCTGAACTATTTCGGGTTCTGCCTTAACTACTACCGGTACATCAACAGGTATATTATCTACAATTAAGTTTTCTAAAAGATTTTGTTTTTCTGGTATATGGATATCTGACTGTATAATATTTTCATGTTCGTTTAATATTCTATCGGAATCCTGTTTTGCATAAATATATTTATACTTTTTAAGATAATAAAATATTACAAAACCTGCTAAAATCGCTAGAATGACATATAATATGATCCACCAAACACGATTGCTTTTCTTTTTCTTATGAGTGTAAGAATATTTTTCAGTTAATAACGGTGAATTATAATTGACATCTTCGATTATTTCGGGTAATTCATTTTCTCGAAAAGTATTATTCCGCTTAGAAGGTATTTGGTTAACATCTACAGTAACTTCGCATTCACATGGTTTTTTTGAAACTATTATCAAAAAATAATTTTGATAAATATCATTATCGTTAAAAATTTCACCGTTGATTATTCCGGTAGCATGTCTGTATTTAACAGCGGTGTCATCTTCAGAATCCAAAATGTTTTGATTAACAATCGCCACATCGAACTCTGTCTCCTTGTCGGATTTTACAGTAAAAACAGATTTAAAATTTGTTAGGTGTCCGTTCAAATCTACAAGTTGTTTTGTTTTATTAACATTATAAGTTTTTGTAGTTACTGTCATTTGTTTATTATATTTTTACAATTCTTTTAAACAATTTTTTAAAGTATAAAGAAATAAAACTAATAATTTAAATAAATGCCTGTAAAAAAAGATATAATCTATCCAATTTTTTTAGAATGTTGCGAACATGCGATCGATAATTTCTGGTATCTATTATTTCAAGATTTATCGTATGGAAAAACTCCTTACGGAACTTATATTAATAATAATTTTCTATGTTGCGCGTTCAAGAATAAAGAATTCAGTTATAAAATTGAACGAAAAGATATAAAACAATTACACGATGAAGTTTATAATCTCCTTACTAAAAAATTAGGAATCGCATCAAAAAAAGATAATATAAAAAAGCAGTTAGAACTCGCCACTTTTGAAGAAGAAATAAAAGAAAATAGAAAAAAATGGGCGAATATACGGAAGAAAAACGTTAAAGATTTACTAATTGAAATATTCGTAACAGATATGAAAAATCAACACTCTCTCGATTTAACACATACACGGAATTTATTCTCTTATATTTTTGTAGCTATGATTTTTAAAGTTATAACATCGCGCGATATTCATTACGATGATGGAAAAATTATAAGAATAAATGGAATAAATTTTGAAGGATCGAGAGTGATTTACAGTAGGCAATTGTATAATATGGAAATTAGCTTTGTACCAGAAATTTTAATAGATAAAACTTTGGTGTCCGATAATTGGCCCAAATATTTATCCACTGTCAGGACAGCGTAAAAAAATAAACTCATTAATATTAAATAACTGTGTTAATATTAATGAGCTGTATATACCTGGGATTGTGGGTGTTACCATTAAAAAATTGATTTTTCCAAAAAAAATTACTGATAAAAGTATACCCTCGTTGAAATATGTCATCATCATTTTCTATTGAATCTGCCCAAGAGAAAGCTATCGAGTCCCAACTCGTTCTTAAACGGCTCCCGATTACTAAATATGCTAGGAATGTTATAAAGGATTTTATTTTTGTCGACAGCGAATCTTTTGTACGTCGAACAGTTGTTAAAACACAAATTGTTAACGTAAATAAACAGATTTCTGGAATGATTTACGGTTTTAGAATCATGGAGAATGGAATCTATTCGATTATTGCGCAAACTGTCGTAGGTGATAAGTTTTCCCGTCATCCATGGTTTTGCAATATTTGCGGAAATTATTCTCTTTTTATAAACGGTAATATTCTTATTAGTACTTTACCACCCAATGATAATCTATATTGCAAATGTAGACATCATTGACGATGTTGATTAATAATAAATATAAAAAATAAAAATTTAAAAAATATAAAACCTAAATATTTCATTAGCTACTAACTAGCTAATGAAATACAAACAAATACTCCTAAAAACCAAATAAAAAAATGATTTTTAAACAATCATTTTTAAGATAAGATTTATACAAATTTAAATGTCTCTGTCTATCGCCGAAGATAAAGCTATTAACACTCAACTATCGTTTGTTAGTCTCCCGATTACCGATGATGTAATGAATATTATAAAATCTTTTATTTTTTACGATAGAAGAACTTATGTAAGTCTAATGGTTATTAAAATATATCGTTCGCGTGTGAATAATCAGATTAAGAAAAGTATAAAATATTACTATCCACTTCTACCATTATCTCCGTATTCTGTTTATATTCATTATATTGAACGAACATTGCAAATACAGGAATGTATTTGCAATGTTTGCGGGAAGTTTGTTCATATTGTGAACAATCAATTGATTGCAAACATGCCACCCAATCGGTATTTATACTGTATTAACAACCAGCATTAATAAAAAAACAAATAAAACAAATAAAAAAGATAATAAATAAAAATCCAAAAAAATATTTTTAATACTCTTCGGAGTATTAAAAATAAAATTAGATATAGGAGCTTAAAAAATATAGTCATTAATATTAATAAATAATGAATTCATTAACAGATTTATGTTTAGAAAAAATTTCAGGAATTGTAAACAATATGCCTCCTGTCATAAAAGAAATGGTGATTGAAGAAACGATAGATAAAATTAAAAATGACGCTATCGAAAATTTAACAGATATTTTACCCGAATTAGTTTCTGAGATATTAGAAGATATTTTTAACTCTGTAAAAAACCACAGTGGTACAAGAATTAATTTCTATCGTTTATATCCTGAAATACCGAGAAGTATAATTTCTTGTGCTGTTTCAATAGCGGAAAATTCAATTATAATTTGTGAGAGAAATAATCGATATTAAATTTGGTAAATATTAAAATACAAAATAATTAATAAAAATTAAAGATTTGTTCAATTTATATAAAATAAATAGATGAAAAAAATAAAAGTTAAGGTATTAAAAAATAATATTCACCGTTTTACTAGTTGTGTTAATAAAAATAGTAAAGAGGTGTTTAAAAAAAAATACAGTCTTTTGAAACAGAAATCGAAAACTAAAAGGAATGCAAATTCAACACATCATACTATATACGAAAAATTAAAGCTGTTAGATATGAATTTTAAAAAATGTGTTATCGGATACCATCTATTTAATTCATCTGTTATTAACGAGACCATGTGGGAAAATATTAACACTTTAATATTTTTATCTTCAGGTATTAAAATCTATTCCACGAGCGACGGTAGTCATTCGCCAGGTATGGATATCGATTCTTCTTTAGGAAGAATCAGTAATAAATCGGCAAAATATTCGAATAATAAAAAATGTGTAGATATTAGTTCTTATAGATTAACAACTGTTTGCAGTGAAAAAAATTATGGTATTCCGGTAGAAATAATAGAAGAAATAAATAGACGGAAAAACTTTGATTATTATTCACTTATCGTTAGAAATGAAAATAATATACATATGGATAATATAAGTTATGATTGGTTATTAATTCCAAGCGAATATAAAAGTTTAGATCCTACATCGTATATCTGGGAGCCAAAATTAGGTAAACGTGGAAAAAATAAGGATACGCAGATTGGTTGGATAACGAACGAGATTAACGGGTGTAAAATGTCTATAACTTTTAGTATGTCATCTCAATTATGGATACATATTGAGATGCGAGATGAAATAAAAAAATTCATTGTCGCAAGTATAGATGTTCAAAATAAACCTAAATATAATTATATAGATATATTAAAAAAAATTATGTGAATAATTTTATTTTATTGTAAATAGAATATTAATTGAATTTATAATAAAAAATAAATTCAATTAAAATAGGACATGATTAACGACAATAAAGGTTATATTTATATAAGAATACATGAATCGTACGATAAATACGATGTGTGTAAATTAGGAAAAACGAATAATATACTGGAAAGAGATACAACTTATACTACCGGTGAAATTAAAAGAGGTAGATTTTTATTAGTTTTTGAAATCTGTGATATATATAATACTATCGATTCTGTAGAAAAATTATTACATAAAGAGTTTGTAAGTTATAATTTTGTAATAGATGGAGGAAGAGAATTTTACAATAAAGAGATAATAGATAAAATAGAACCGTTTTTTAACGAGATGAATATATTGTATAGAAAACTATCAGACGATGAAATTGAAGAACTTGTTAGATGTGATAGAAAAAATACGGCTTTGATAGCGATTGAAGAAACGGTAGAAGAAAAACAAGAAGCTATTGAATATTATTACACTCCGAGAGATTATCAAGAAATAATAATTCAAAAATCTGTTGATTATTTCGCCAATAATGACAAAGGAATTTTAGTATTAATGTGCGGTGTTGGAAAAACTTTAATCTCCTTGTGGATATCTCAACGATTAAATTCTTCTACAATTCTCATAGGTGTTCCAAATATAACGCTTTTGGGGCAATGGGAGAACACAATAAAGGTTTTATTTGGAACTATTCCTTATCTGATCGTTTCTAATAATATAAAATCGGACGATATAGTTCAATTTTTAGAAAATCATCGTAATAATTGCATTGTAATAACTACTTATCACTCATCTGGTAAAATCTTGAAAGCTGTTGAAAAAATAAAATACGTATTTAGTATGAAAATTAACGATGAGGTGCATCATTTAGCGACAAGTAATCTTGAAGTAAATCCGGAAAAGAAAAAATTTGCTAATATGTTATCCATACCTTTTACTAAGCAAATATCTTTAACGGCGACAATTAAAAATCTTGAAAATATAAATAATATAAACCCTGATAATATAATCGTTTCTAATAACGATATCGCATATTTTGGTGATATTATTGATAGAAAATGTTTATTAGAAGCGATTAATGAAAATATAGTCTGTGATTACCAAATTCAAACGATTATAACAGACGAGGAACAAATGGATATTCATTTACGAACTTTTAATATTGAAATAGAGAATCATAAACGATTATTTTTATCTGCCTACTTATCTTTAAAAAGTATAAGAACTGTAAATTCTCAACGTCTCCTTATATATTCCAACAGTAGAGAAAATTCAAGACAAATAATAATATATATAAAAGAACTATTAAAAAATAATTACTTTCCAGAATTAAAACGTATATATTGCTCTGAATACGATAGTTCGATGAAAGAACCGAAACGAAAAGAAATATTAGATAACTTTAAGAGAGAAGAAAAAGGTATAATTTCATGCGTCTATTGCTTAGGCGAAGGGTGGGATTTTCCATTATTAGACGGTGTTGTATTCGCTGAAAATATGAGCTCTGATATTAGAATAGTTCAATCCGCGTTAAGAGCGAGTAGAAAAAATATTGAAAAGCCTGGTAAGATAAGTAAGATTATTTTACCTATCTATAAAGATAACGGGAATTTGTTCGACGATGAGAATAGTCCAGATTTTAGAAAAGTTAGGGAAATTATATATCGTATGGGATTAGAAGATGAAACGATTATTCAGAAAATCACAGTCGTTAAAATTAATATTCAAAAACACGAATTCTATAATAACAATCGAACGACTGAAAATATCGGGGAAACTTTTGGCGAATACGATGATAAACTGACAGAAAAATTAAAAATGCGAACAATCAGCAGAGTCGCATTGGATATAACATACGAAAAAGCGAGAAAAATAATAGGTGGTAAAAATATAAAAAATAAAGAAGAATATTATGCGTTATGTGATAAAGATTGTCGATTATCTAAGGAACCAGATGTTATTTTTAAAGGTAAATTTACAAATTGGATAGATTATTTAAGTATTGAAAGAGTTTATTATGATTTAGATACTTGTAAAAATAAGATTTGTGAATATTTAAAATTATATCCAGAATTAAAAGTTTATTATCCGTTTGATTTAAATACCATATGTTATGAATTGTGTAAAATAGATCCGCTATTTCCACCTTTGAATTTATGGGTTGATTATTACGATGTCGAAAATTTAAGTTGTTTAATACATGTTAAAATTACAAAAAAGAAAGTAAGAAATATAGTTTAAATATATTATATTATTTATATTTGCATTATCTATATATTCTATATTAAAATAAAATTGAATATTTTAATATAAAACTAAAATAATATACCAGTAATTAATTATAAATGTCTAAAAGATATTCATGCAATGTTTGCAATCAAACATTTAATAAAAAAATTGAACTAACAAATCATAAAAAAAATCCATGTCAGATACAAGAAGAATATAAAGACCCAGAATTAAGTTCGTCTTCAGATAAACAAACACTGATAAATATTTTCAAACAATGTTTAAATGTTTTAAGAGATAATGAAGGTTTAACAGGTGATAAAGCTCTTAGAACAATCGCATTTTTATTAATTCTAAAACTCTTAGAGCCTCGTTTTGGTAATGAAATTGATATTGACGGATATGATTACGATTTTAGCCATATAGAAGACTGTATGGTCTCAGAATATAAAAAAAAATTATTATTATACGTCCGTTTTTCAAATTTGGCTTTACGAGACGAAGAAGAGATGCCTAAAACTATGAGCTATTTATGGGAAGATATACTATCTAAGCATCCAACAACTTCAAAAATTTTTTTAAAAGGTAAAAGTTTTGATATTAAACATCAATCAACTTATAAAAAGTTGATTGATAAAATAAACGAACTTCCTAAAACAGAAAATGATGTTTTAGGTGACGCGTATGAAGAAGTTATACAAGATACCATGAAAGGTAAAGTGTTAGGTCAGTTTTTTACACAGCCGTTAATTAAAAAAATGATGGTTAAATTAATAGACCCGCAAATTTACCCGGATGGAAAAATAGATAGTTGTTGCGATCCAACCATGGGAACAGGAGGCTTTTTAATCACCTATCTAAGATACATTTTAGACAAAGCAAAAGATAATAATATTACACCCGATTGGAATTTTATTAAAAATAAAGGAATATATGGAAAAGAATTAGATCCTGATACTTATCAGTTAGCAGCTGCAAATATGCTGATTTCATCTGGTCAAATGTTTGATGCTCTTGAACAATGTGATAGTATTCGGTTTCCAATCATAAGAAAATTCGATAATATTCTGGCAAATCCACCTTTTGGAATTAAGGGATTACGATATGACGATTTTAAAAACCCATTAAAATCTGAATATACCCCAATTAAAACAGATAACGCCGTTTCATTGTTTATTCAAGCAATTATTTATATGTTAAAAATTAATGGTAAATGCGCCGTTGTATTACCTGACGGACAAGATTTATTTAGTAAATCTAATAAAACATTAATAGCTGTTAGAGAATATTTGATGAAAACTTGTGATTTGAAAGAAATTATTTATTTACCATCGGGCATGTTTGAATACACATCTATTAAAACCTGTATTTTTTATTTTGTGAAAAAGATGGAAGGTGTTGATGTTTTAGAAACAAAAATTAAAATATCAAAAACTCAAAGAGAGATGGGTAGAAATTATAAGTTTTTAGATACACATCAAACGACATCTGTTAAGTTTTACGAGTGTGATCCTCGCGAAGATGTAAAAAATCTATTGGTTGAAGTTCCAATTGAGAAAATTGCGAGTAATGCATATTCACTTAATTATGCTGAATATATGAAAGATGAAACTGATGAAGAACAATATGAAGACGGGGCTATCGTAAAAAGTATAAAAGAATTGTTTAAGTTTAATACGGGTTCATTACAAGCAATGAAATGTGATGAAAGTAATAATTACCCTGTTATTAGTTCAAGTGATATTCATACGCATAGTTCATTTGAATTAGATGGTGAAAATATATTTATATTAAAAATATTTGATGGTTCCGCGGGTAAAACATATAGTACAAAAATAAAATATTTTAACGGGGAATGCAATTTTACGAGTTTATTATATCATATGAAACCTATTAATAAAGACATTCTTAATATTAAATATATATATTACTATTTAAATAATAACATAGATTATATTTCAAAAAAATATCAAAAAGGTTCGTGTAATAAATCTTTAGATTTGTATTTATTTTTAAATTACAAAATTCCAATCCCATCACTTGACCACCAACAACAAATCGTAAAATATTTAGATTTCGTATACGAAAAAACAAACAAAACAAGTAATGAGAAAATCTCAGAATTGAAACAATTGAACGAATTCTGTTTAAATAATCAAAAAATATTTGGTGATAATGAGGTGAGAACACTTGGAGAGGTTTGCAAATTTTTACCTAAAAGTAAGCGACAAGCTTCTTACGGTAATAAAGAAGGATTATACCCATTCTTTAAAAGTTCTAATAAAATTAATAGTTATGTAGATGAGCCTGATTATGAAGAAGAAAGTTTAATTATCGGCGATGGAGGAGAACCAAATATAAATTACGGTATTAATTTTTCGACAAGTGATCATTGTTATATTCTTCAAAATAAAAATAAATTATTATTAAATCTTAAATATGTTTATTATTATTTGTATAATAATTTAGATATAATGAAAAAATTATATATAGGCGCCGCTATTAAAAACATATCAAAAATAAATATATCGAAAATTAAAATTCCAATACCATCTCTTGAACGACAACAAGAAATAGTTGAGTATTGTGAAAACAATGATAATCTTATTAAGCAATTAGAAAAAGAGATTAAAAATAATAAAAAACAAGCACAACAATTTTTAACAAATGTGTTAAAATCAACAGTTCGCGATGAAGATGAAAATACTGAAACAATACACGAACCCGAGAATTCTACAACTATTGAATTTTCAGAAGATGAAGAAGATACTCAAGAAGAAGAGAATGGTTATGAGGAGACAAAAGAATAAATAAGTAAGACATATAAAAATCTATTTATTAAATTTTATAAAATATATAAACAAAATATATTTTATAACTGTTGAAAATTACAAAATTATTTTTATAAGTTCAAAAGGTATTATTTATTTGTATTTAGAAACCTAACCAATATTGGTTAGGTTTCTTCAATTTAAAATTGATTGTTTTATATTATTCATTCATATTCTTTTTTAAACTTTGCAATCGATAAGATTCGAAAATTCACAAGCTCTGATAAAAGTAATACGGTTAGGCGAACTGTATAAATGACGTATCAAATGCATACAATCATTAACATACCGAATCTGTTTATTTTTACGGTATTGAATATATTTATTATTCCTATATTTATAATCATCGTCGTCTTCATTATCTATTTCATCGATTAAAACAATACTGGAAACGGGAGTATTAAAAAAATTAAAGAATTTTTCAACATGCGACTCGTGTATTTCTGAAATAAATACATCTCCATCATGTGGATCGTACATACAAGATACTTCGGTTTTTCCAGCCAATATCAAATTGAAGTGTGTATTTTTCAGAGAATTAAATTTCGCAATATCTCTTTTGGTGTTGCAAATAACATTGCAGTCAAAAGAAAAAAAATCGTAGTCGTTGAAATCGGAAAAATCTTCCATTATACAAATGACTGTGATCTTAAGATGTATCGGGTCAATATCGTATTCGTAGCAGTAGATTTTACGATGAAATTCGGATTCTTCTTTAAGAATATCCAAATAAAACATTAATGTCTCTGGGAAGGTTTTTAGCTCGTCAAAGTTTATTATATATTTGGTATAAAATCCTTTATCGTGTGCATCGGCAATAACTGGGAACATTTCCATAATTCTATCGTGTTGGCGATCGTATATCAAGTAGTTTTTAGGTTTTAGAAAATCAAAAACTTGCAACTGGATATCCTTAGGAAGATTAGAAAAATTATTTTCGAAGATAGCGTTATTCATAACAAAACGGGTATAATTTTCTAATAATTTTATAGAGCGAATATCATTTTTTTTATTGAGTTTTAGATATTTTAGATTTTTAAATAATTGATTTTAAAAATCTAAAATATCTAAAATAATTAATATCGTTATGATTATCAATATTGAGAAAAAAATAAATCTTGAATATGAATTTTTAGACCAAAATATAGAAACTCATTTATTTAATAAGATAAAAAAAACCTTTGAAGGTGAGTGTATAAAAGAACATGGGTATATATTGAGTGTTCTGCGGTTGATAGAAATAAAAGATAATATTATTTCTAATGCTAATTCCGAGTTATTATTTACCGCTGTTTTTGAAGCGGATGTTTTGAAACCGGAAATAAATTCTGTATTTATGGGAAAAGTAGTTATGATTTTACCGACTGGGATATTCGTAGAAACACAAAATATTTTAAAAATACTGATTCCAAAAAATGGTTTTATAGGGTACGAATATAATCAAGCTGAAAATTCGTATAGTAAAAACGATAATAAAATAATGAAAGATAGTATTGTTAAGGTATCTATTACAAAAACTAAATACGCTAAAAAAAGTTTTAGTTGTTTTGGGAATTTAATAGAAAATTAAATTTAACAATTAAAAATAAATATTAAATTATGGAAGAAGATTATGAAAAAATAGTCAGCTCGTTAGAAAATAGTGTGAATAGAATTTATCCAGAATCTAAATTTTCTATGGATGATATTAATAGTTTAGTAGGAACACCGAACACAGGAATAGATAAAAAATATTTATTTATAGGTATTGGTATTTTTATAACTATTATAATCATTGTGTATCTTATTTTGAAGAAAAAGCGGAAGAAGAAAAGGAAGTACGAAGATGAATACGATGGAGATGATGAAGATGAAGAGCAGAGTAGCGATGAAGAAGAAAAAGATGAAAGACGGAATAAAAAATCTACAAAAAATATTTACGAAATAAAAAACATTAAATTTAATTAATTAAATAAAAATTAATTAATTAATTTTTAAAAAGGAAACGAGAATTTTTAACGAGCCAGAAAATAAATCCTAAAAGGATCGCTTTAATCGCGATAAGGAGATAAGCCATTCGATCGGATATAGGAATAACTCTTCGAATCAATGTTTCTAAGAACGGAAGAGATACAAACACGAATAATAAACTAATTATTAACGATTCCTTAAATTCTGAAAATACTGCTTTTGTCTCTTCGGTTTTAAATAAGCTATTAATAATGAATAGCTCTTTACTGTTTAGCTCTGATTCGTCTGTTGGTAAATTTTCTATCATATCATGTTCTGTTTCAAAAAGTTCCATTTTATTTTTATAAACTTAAAATTATCGTTTTAAGTTTATAAAAAGAATATATAAAAATTTCACTCTCTATCCAAAAATTAATAAGAGTTATAAACTCGAAAGGTTTCATATCAAAAAGATTTTTTGCTATCGACAATACTTGTTCTTTTATAGAATCTTTAATCGTCTCTACAGGAGATAATTTTTTAATTTATATTCCTTCTAAATACGAAATACCGATTCAAAAATCGAACACTGTTTTTACAATAAGTAAATACGATGCAGATGAAGACGGGAAAGAAAACAACGATTACGAACATGTAGAATTAAAAACGACGAACGGTGTTTTATCTAAAACACAGTTGGAGGAAAATTACGACCGCGAGATAAATCTTAATAATAAAACGAATTCTACATTATTCGTTAATTCTATTGTGGAACAACTAAACAGATTAAAATTATGTGTAAAAAATTTAAAATATAAAATAGGAATTATTTGCAATAAATTTTTATGTTATATTCATCGAGACGGAGAAGAAATTTATTCGTACGTAATAGAAGATTATCCGGTAAAAGATGATAATTTTAAACTCTATATAATAATCGATTTAGAAAATTTTTATCAAAAAATAGATAGTATCGGAGAAGATGTTAAGAGTATTAGAAACGGCATTTTTGATATTTTAAATAGGAATCAAGTTAAGATGACTCAGAATTTACGAACTGTGATCGAGAATGGGAGTTCGGTAAATTCATATTCCGAAATTCTTTACAATAAAAAAAATAGATACGGTAATTATATTTTAAGATTGGAAAAATCTATGAATAGAATATTGGAACATGAAAAAACAGTGATAGATAAGTTGAATTATTATAATAGCGGATTAGCAGAATCTTCTATTGCTGGGCTAGAAAGTGATATAGGACGAACTAAAAAAATTACATCATATGAAAAAGAGATAGAAAAAATAAATATCGTTAAACAAGATATTATTAAAAATCTGACAATTATTAAAATTAAACAGGATAATATAATGCTCAAAATAGATAAAATATTTTTTGAAAATTCGGCGGTTTTAGATTTGGTATTAAAAAATATTCGTTTGTTATATAATTTAGGTAAAAATTAAATATAAAATATTTATTATTAATTAATAATAAATGTATTATCGTGTTAATGGAATAAGAGAGGGGTATGATGCCGCACCTGTTTATAATAAAAGTAATGATAATGTTTTGTTATATTTAACTATATTACTCATTTTGCTCGGCATCGGTGGTAGATATTATTATCTTAAAAATCAGAAAGTTGAACAAATCAAAAAATAAACAAACACAAATAAAAATAAATAGAAAATAGTTTTTTCATTTAATTAATTAAATGAAAATATACGATAAAGTTAATATAAAATTGTTGATTGTTATTGTAATAGTTGTATTGTTTATCATATATATGATAAACACGCGTAAATCATCATTCACACTCGATAATAACAGTTTAGATACCAATAATAATTATATCAATGGAGATGATTCTACTATTTTAGATGACAGTGAAAATGACGGTGTCAGTAGTTTAAAATGGACTAGAGGACGTTATATTAGAAATCATAGATATAAGGGAATCAGAGATTATAATTAATATTTTTATTAAAAATATTAATTATTTTACTGTGCCCTATAAGCGGAATCTAGGGTAAAATAACCACCGCAGCTAGGTCCAGATGGATTTTGAAGAGTGCTATACCCAGGAGATGAAAACTGGGGAACAGAAAATTGTCCCTGATTTGACATTGCTTGCTGTGGAACATAAGGAAGTGCTTGCTGGCTCAAACTTTGTGATGCCTTGCCATTGTAACTGCCCAAAGTTGCATAAGAACAACTAGAACCGGAAGTTGCAGAGTTAGAATATTCGCTCATTTATATTATATATAATAAAAATAAATATTATTAAAAAAACAAAATTTGATTTAGAAAAAAATAATATTATTTATATATCAATCAATATAATATGACTAACGAAATTAATGAAACTCAATGTTGGAATATTTTGGGAAATTTATTCAAAACACATGGATTTGTTTCCCACCAAATAGAGTCTTTTAACAATTATATTAATATAAATATACCTCGTATCGTACGAGAAGAATCGGATATTGTAGTTTCACACGATAATACAAAATACACTGTGAAATTTAGCGATGTGTACATTCCATCACCAACTATAATAGAAGAAGATAGAAATTTACGAAACATATTCCCTTCTGAAGCTCTAAGAAGGGATTTAACATACGATTCACCGATTTACGCGGATATAACAGAAATCTTAGAAGAAACTGAAAAAGAACCTGAAATTATAAAACATAATAGAGTTGTAATAGGTAGAACCCCTATTATGACCCTTTCGAATAAATGTAATTTATCAGGATTAAGTTTATCCGAGAGGGTTAAAACCGGTGAATGTGAATGGGATCATGGCGGTTATTTTATAATAAAAGGAAAAGAACGAGTTTTAGTAGGACAAATCAGAGGTATATATAACCAGCCGATGGTTTTATCACAAAAACCCGTAGAAAAATATAAATATTCGTGCGAACTGAGAAGCATGTCAGAAGAAACCGGACATTCTGTCTTAGTTCAAGTTAAGATAGGTGTGGACGATAGAACGATTGTCTTATCTATTCCTTATATTAAAGAATATATCCCAATCGGTATAGTTTTTAAAGCGCTCGGATATACGAATGAACAGATTCAAGATTTAATAGGATTATATTGTGAAAAATCTTCAAAATATATACGGCTGATAATCAGAGATTCGTATTTTGTAGAATCGCAAGACCAAGCTTTACGGCTAATCGGCGAGCACGCTATACACACGATTAAAGAAGATAAAAGGAAAGAATACGCATGGCAAGTTGTCGAAACAGAATTATTCCCTCATTTAGGTATATCTTCAACTATTAAGGAGAAAGCGTATTTTTTGGGGTATATGGTAAATAAATTAATATCGACCAATATCGGAATAAGGATGGAAGACGATAGAGATAATTACTCTAATAAAAGAGTTGAAATGGCTGGCACCTTATGTTCTGATTTATTTAGAACTCTTTTCAAACGATATACTAAAACGATTGAACAACAGCTGGAGAAAAAACAACGACCCGATGCGATGGCTATTATTTCAAGATTATCTTTAATAACTGTCGGATTGAGGCATTGTTTTGCTACCGGTAATTGGGGTGCTCAAAAAAATACGTATTTCAGAACAGGCGTTTCTCAAGTTCTTTCGAGATTAACTTACGGTGCGACGCTTTCACATTTGCGAAGAGTAGTAATCCCGATTGGTAAAGAAGGGAAAAATGCGAAAATACGACAA